CGGCAATGGTTGCGTCGACAAATGTATTCGGAATAGTTAGAGCCATTATCCAGTGACCTTTCGATTATTATATTTATAGGCAATACTGTCAATGCCCCACTCGCCACCAGTTGGACCAGTAAACAAAAGTTGCACACATCGTGCCAACCCAAGATTGGAACCACGACGAACCTCTGCACCTTGAGCAATAACACCCCAAGTACCACTTCCCCAAAGCATTGTTCCCCACTGTCCACCACTAGCAGAAGCAGGAAGAACAATATCAATGCTCTTGCGTTCGTTACCAACCGCTTCTTCAAAATTGTGAAACACTTTAACATTCAATGTACGTTGCGTGTCTACCTGCTTGAGAACAAAATCTGGTCTACGGAACATCTTCTTCATCGAATAGTTGTTTCCGTCAACCCAACCTGTGCGGTAGTAGGTTGCAAAATTTACTTCTACCTGACTAATAAAATCCGTCTCAGATGAAAACACTTCCACCTCCAACACTCTTGGGAGTGTTGGATGTGCAAGCACAGGTACACTCACACCAGCAGTTGTCTTAAAATCTGCTCCACCAACAAGACCAAATCCATCTGCAGAAGACAACCTATTCCAAGAACCACCCTGACCAATGCTTGGGTCATAAACCAAATCAGTAGTTACTTCGGTAGCAGCGACACCAGTTGAGTAAGGAACGGCAAGCCACACCCTGCGGTTAACATAAGACACACTTATCTTGCTGCTGTAGTTGCTGTTAATGTATCCAAGTGGATACACAGCCTTGAGGTTCTGAAACAAGTCAACAACCGTGTTTCCGTTGTAATAAAACAATCCCTTAAACCCAACATAGAAATACACACCCTGTTCAGACGATGCAATATGAGTTGGTAAATCCACACCAAGATTAGACGACAACTCAACAACATTGTGGTCAGTCGAGTCATACCCAAACAAAACATAAATAGCCTGTGGCTTAAACACAACCAAGTGTCCGGCAACAACAGCAAGACCTGTTATGCCATCTCCACCACCGTTGAAATCAATATAATCTGCTTCAAGCCAATCTTCAGGCAAACCTTCGTGAGACCAACGCAGACGATTGGGATAAACAACACCATTTTCTTTTGTGTGTGCAACAAACATTTTGTTTGTGTGCTGAATAGTGTGTTCTGCTTTGGGAAAGTGTCCACCAACAGGACTTGCATAAGCCTGCCATGTTGGTCCACTTGCGGTCAAAGCAGTTGCATAAGTATTAGCAACTTCCCACTCATATGTTGCAACGCCGGCTTGTCCAGTCGTAATGTACATCGTCTTGCCCCACTGGGCAAGCGATGAACCACTTGTGCTTGCAGAAACAATAGGTGTACCAGAACCAAAATCCAAACGAGTAAAATCTGTTCCAGTACCCTGATAAACAGATGTTGCGGTAGTCAACATCAAATACTGTGAAGAACCCTTGAACCATGTAAGACGCTTCGGAGCCCAAGTACCAGACACACCAGTAGTGTTAATCTCCCTAAATGCTCCACGACTAAACAAACCACCACGAGGGTCAATCTCGACATTCAACATGTCGGGAGACTCGTTCTTAGACAACTGAAATTGGTCTGCCCGAAGGTTCAGACCACCAGTAAAATCGTCGTATCGTTCAATGACAATCTGTGACACTACAAAGTCCTACCAAGAGTCTGTAGCCAACGCTTCATCGTTGGATACTGTCTTCCACCAGACATAATAACTGGCTGTGCACTAGAAGCTTTCATCAAGTCTCGCTTAGCAATAGCCACACCTTCTTCAAAGGTGCCAAGATACATCGCAGCCAACTGAGCATCCTCTTGACGCTGATAAACACGAGCAAGAACAAAATACGGAAGGATTGCATGAAAGAATTCATCAAGGTCAATGTTCTCGGTAATGTCCGTTAGCCAGGTATAAACAGGATTACGAAATGCTCGCACAGTCATTGGATACACGATGTCTGGCTTAGCCCACAATTGTAACTTTTTGTCCCAAAAACTATAAAAATATGGTCGGCTAGGAACATCCAAGTTACCCAACCAAGTCTCCTCGGCCTGATTGTAATCAATCAAGGTAAGTCTTGCACCCTGAGTCGATGTGTCCACAACAGAAATGATTTCTCGAATATCCCCAATTGTAGATATTGTGTACTCACGCTGATTAGCAACAGTATTAAACGTATACGTTTCTTGCAGTATCGGCCAACGGCGTTCTAACGCATAAATGCGTTGGAACCCCTCCCGAGCAAACTGGTCAATAAGCGTATTAGACAAATCGGTTTCATCAAGGTCGGCCATATCCCGCACCTGCGAACGCAATGTCGTAAGCGTTATTGCCATTAAGCCTCACCCTTATTTCTCAAATGTCCGTAGCAAAAATCTGTCCCACGGGCTTTTGGACCCTCACATGTATCATCGTTTGCAGTGCAACGGTTACGCCCAATATAAGGGCCTGATGGAGCAGCAAGGCGTGCGCCTTCTGCATGGGCAAGACGGGAGTGCTTAGTAGTTGGCTCCCCGTATAAAGTATGAGCAAGTTTCGCCGATTGGTTCATACCAATAGGCAGAATTGTTACCTACTTCTTTTTAGGTTTCGAACCCTTGCCCTTGTATTTATAACTGTAATTACTAACTTCGCGTAGGTCATCGTAAACACCACGAGAAACACCACCAGGAGTTAACAACTGTCCAAAAAGCTTTCCGATAGAAGGCTTGTCGTCACCCCTGACTGTGTTTGTCTTGTAGTCAGCAATAGGATTCCTACGTCGAGCAAGGCTCTTGGCATTGTCTGATTTCTTCTTATCCATCACTGGCTTAGTCATACGAGCAGAATAAGCAGATTGAGCTTTAACCTTTTTTGCTGCCATTGATTTTGCTTGACCAGTCATTCTTTCACTGCTAGCTTTTGTTGCACGGCGTGCAGAATCAGTAGCTTTAGACTTCTTCATAATAGCCGATTTTGCCTGAGCAGTCATACGGTTACTCTGAGCCTTCTTAGCCTTCTCAGAAGCACCCTTTGGGTATTCAATTGATTTCTTCATAGCCATAATTACTTGCCTACCTTGTCTGAGTTTGGACGAACTTTGTAATTCTTATCTTGCTTAACTGGAACTGAACTTTGACCATACAAACCTGGTGCTGTAACAGTCCCAGACTTTGGAGTTGCACTTGCATGACTATCTAACTGAGGGTAATTGTAAGGCATTTTATTCTCCTAAAACTAAATAGATTTGGAAGGGTGGAGTGTGGCCTCCACCCCTCCGAATCAGATTACTTACGCTACTGCGCCGCCTGAGTTCAAGCGGTACAACTGGCATGTCGTGGTTGATGTAACAACACCAAGAAATGTTGCTGAAGTTGAGTCAAACACAACCATGTTTCCACCACCAGTAATCGTCCAACCAGTGTTGGTCGTCATGGTGTATTGGTATGCTGAAGCAAGGTTCACAATGTGGAACTCAAACGAAGTTCCAACTGCTTCATCTGTCAAAGCAGCAATTACAAGTGCTGCCGTTGGCAATGTGAAGGTTGTGTCTGCTACTGGTGTTCCAACAAACAACTTGCTCTCAAGTAGTTGTGCTGCTGTTGGTGTTGGTGCTGCGGTAACGGCTACTGCTGTTACCTTCTCACGTGCTGCAACGTATGTCTCCAAACGCTTGCGTGTGATGGCACCCTGTGTGTCATTTGCTAATAGTGGCATAATATTTCTCCTTGATTTCTAGTTGTTGAACTTAGGCTGTCTTAGCGGTCAGTTTGCCTTGCTTGGCACGGTTACGTACTGTCAAGTTGCCGTAGCACATGATGAGCGCATAGCGTGCATCTGTGTCTTCTGGCGAAATGAACGAGGTCTGTGAGAACCACTTGTCAGAGTGACCAACCAAAGTTAGGTACTTGCTGTTCAAGAAGAAAAACGTTCCTGCTGTACAACCAGTGTCGTACATTACAGGAGCAGCCTTGAACAACAGGTTCTGGAATCCAGCATCTGCAGTCTTGTTGTCCGTGTAACGGAGGTTTGGTTGAAGCAATGCTTCGTACTTCTTC